TTCATAGGATTAGTTACGCAAGAAATACAAAAGAAGCGTGATGAAGCGAAAGTTGCGGCAAATCTAAATAAACATCCAAAAACAAATAAGGTGCCACTTAAGGTTTCCTTTGATGACGATGAAGGTTGGAAGATGGTTTATGAATTGGCGGAATTGTCAATTGCTGAGACATATGTGGTTGAAGAAATCATTAAGAAACAACGCGTTTTCCTTATTACACGTGTTCAATCAGATGATATTTATAATCCTCATCCTTATATTGCTAATCTCGAAAGAGAGTTAGCCTTTGGGGAAGAGAGTTGTAGAGTGGGTCAAGAACTTGCGAAACATCGAAACAAGTTGATACATGCACTAAATGGCAACATAAAGCAAGTTGGAGATACTTATGTTCATGATGGAAACATCTTGACATGGTCTGAAGAGAGCATCAAACGCTTGACTTTACAGCAATACAACGCTTGTTATGGTGAATCAAAAGAAATTGTTGATTATGTTAGTCTTTTGAATGAACTCGACATGTTTGAAAACAGGAAAATCACTACAAACTTTGAAATGACAACAACAACAACAGGCCTTGTGTCAATTTTAATAAAAGATGTGAAAATTTTTGCTTCAGGCAAGGGTTCAAATAGAAAGAAAGTGAAGAGGAATGCAAGCGCAAAATTATTGCGTAAGCTTTTGGCTGAATATTATTTCAATTTGACTTTGCCTCTAAGCATGAAAATGACGAACATTTTCCCACAGATTCCGCGAATGCAAAGTGAGTTTAAAGAAAACACAAAAAGAAACAGCAAAACCCATAAACATGATAATTCCAAACGATCCATTTTGTTGCAAAATAAAGGTCTTGTAGAAGCTGCACGTCATCGTGTTGATTTTGAAAAGCACAACAAGTTGCAAAAAATTTATGCAATTCAACGTAAACAAGAGCAAGTTAAAACTGATGCAATTATAGCACAATTACAGACATTCTATTCAAATCGCGACATTGCAAATTTGCAATGGAAAATTCCAGTCGATGTGCGTTTTGGTGATTTCCAAGAGTTTTTGGATGCTATTGAAGGTTTTTTTTCCGAGGATGTGAAGAAGCTAATTGATTGGGCATCAGTAATGAATTGCTTTTATTTGATTTATTCAAATCCAGATTTGATGGTAAAGTGGAATGCTTGTGATAATTTACGAAGAATTCTGGGTATTAAAACAATGTCCCTGGCACTCTTCGCGAGTATGATCTTGCATGTTTGTAAACAATTGGGATTCATTTCCGGCGTTGAACACCC